TGTCAAGAAAAACTTGGGAAAACTTGCGTTTTTATTCAAACCTGTGATTTTTAGGCCACCCCATAGGGTCCCCCAGAAAAATCTGGCCCGTTTTTACCACCGTGCGTATCCACTCCTATCTCCAAAATAAAAAAAAATACTTTAGGTGTTGCATATATGTCACACTAGTTCCCACGGTAGTCCCTGAGCTACTAAACTTTCTTTCCTTTGTTTTCAACCAGTTACCAGCTTGCGACAAAATAAAAGTTTACAGTGGCTAAAAAAAGTACCATACTATAGTGTAGAGGTACTATACTATAGTATACTAAAGTTATAACTACTCACATTATACAAATAGATTTAAACTAAAGTTATACTATAGTACCCTACAACCCCCCAACAGTATATTTATTTAGGTGTCGTGGTAATGGACAAAATAAAGTATAGCGAAAACATCGCAAAAGCTGTCCGTAGCGGTATCAGGAATGGTGTCGCTGTTAAGGACATTATGGCTTCTATCCAGAAGTATCAACAAGCACCCTCCTCATCTGCAACCTTCTATAAGCTCTATGGTGATGACATAGCAGCAGAGAGAGCAGAGATTGTAGGTCAGATTGGTTCTGTCGTGATACAACAGGCCCTTGACGGTGACTTTAAGGCAGCAGAGCTATTCTTACGCAGTAAGGGTGGTTGGTCCCCAACACAAACGAATGTTGAAGTTGAAAGCAGTAGTGATCCCGATGAAGACGTTAGTGCTATTGACAGTTTGATGACATTGTTAGGCAAGAAAGATGACTCTTCCAATAACGGCGAAGGATCTGAGAACGTTACCCGACTCAGAAGTAGCTGAGATACTAAAGTCTTTAGGACCAGCTAAAAACGAAGAACTTAGATTTAACTGGGAGTTTTGGGCTAGGCCCGAACAACTAGAACCTAAAGGTGATTGGAATGCTTGGCTTGCACTTGCTGGTCGTGGCTGGGGTAAAACCCGTGCTGGTGCCGAATGGGTCCGACACAGGATCAAGAAGGGCGATAAGATTGTCCACTGTGTTGCACCAACTAAAGGAGATGTTAGGCGTGTTATGGTTGAAGGTGACAGTGGGCTACTTAATGTCTGCTGGAAAGGTGATAGGACGTACCGTGGTAAACAAATTGGTTTCCCTGTATGGTCCCCCACGAACAACACGCTAACTTGGGAAAACGGATCGAAAGCCGTGTTCTTCTCCGCAGAGGACCCAGAACGCCTACGTGGACCACAAGCCTACTCAGCTTGGACGGACGAATTGTGTGCATGGCGAAACGCACAAGAAACTTGGGATATGATGATGTTTGGCCTCCGTTTAGGCCGAAAGCCGCAGGTTTTTATCACAACTACGCCAAAAACGACAAAACTGCTCCGTAACATTATTTCTGACCCCAAAACGCATATTTCTAAGGGTTCTACGTTTGATAACGCAGATAACTTAGCTGATACGTTTATTGATGCGGTCAAGAAGACTTATGAGGGTACACGCCTTGGTAGGCAAGAATTATATGCAGAGATCCTTGACGAAGCATCAGGTGCTTTATGGAATAGGGAACTCCTACACAAATGCGAGATAGATCGGGATGAGGTTCCAGCCTTGTCCCGTATTGTTGTATCTGTAGACCCTGCTATTACTAATAAGACTGACAGTGACATGACAGGTATTGTCGTTGCAGGTATTAGTGAGGATGGCGTAGCTTACGTCTTAGAGGATCACACAGGTAAGTATTCACCTAAAGAATGGGCTTCAAAAGCCATAGAGCTATATCACACCCACATGGCAGACCGTATTGTTGCGGAACGTAACCAAGGTGGTGATATGGTCCGACATACCTTGCAAACAGAAGATGAAAACGTCCCGATAAAATTAGTACATGCTAGTCGTGGTAAGATGGCAAGGGCAGAGCCTGTGTCAGCCTTATACGAACAGAAGAAAGTTAAGCATGTCAAGGGACTTAATGATTTAGAAGATCAGATGGTACAGTGGGAACCTCTAGGGTCCATAGGCTCACCAGACCGTCTTGATGCTTTAGTTTGGGCTATAACGGACCTATCACTGAATGGATACGCAAAACCACAGCTAGTACTAGCGTATTCCAATGCCAAGGGTTTAAGATAAGATGGTAAAGAAACTCTCTAAAACGGAAGCTACCTCTATACTGGGTGTAGCTGGCGATAATACACGTAACGGACAAATCCGAGCAGATGAGTTTCTAGCCGAACTGCGTGGTAAGAAGGCCATTAACAAGTTTCGTGAGATGCGAGACAACGATAGTACAATCGGTGCGGTTATGTATGCAACTGAGCAGGTATTGCGTGATGTTGATTTAAAGGTCTTTCCCGCTAATGATACCCCAGCGGCACAGCGAGAAGCCGACTTTGTACAATCTGTACTCAAAGATATGGAGCATTCCCTTGATGACCACGTTGCAGAAGCACTTTCGTCGCTATCTTATGGCTTTGCTTGGTTTGAGGTTGTATATAAGCGCAGGGGTGGCCCTGCTGATACGAACCCTAAGAAGAAGTCTAAGTTCTCTGATGGACGCATGGGTATCCGCAAAATTGCTATTCGTGCGCCTTGGACAGTCGCTAGGTTTGAAGTAGACAAGCAGACAGGTGAAGTGTTAGGTATTTATCAGGAAGGCTCTTATGCTGGAACTAACAAACACTTTATCCCATCTCGCAAGAGCCTCTATTACAGAACTACTACTATTAATGGGGACCCTTCTGGTAGGTCTATTCTTAGGAATGCCTATACTAGTTATCAGTATCTTAATAACCTACAGGCTATTGAAGCGATTGCCGTGGAGAGAGAGTTGGCTGGTATCCCCGTTGCTCGTATCCCTAGTGAGTATCTTTCTTCTGACGCCACAGCCGCTCAATCAGGGTTCGTCGCTAACTTACAGCAAATCCTACGGGATGTTAAGTTCAACGAACAAGGTTACATTATTACTCCTTCCGACACCTACCCCGATAGTAACGGAAGTCCTACCAATATCAGATTAGTAGATGTCGAGTTAATGGCATCTAACGGTAAGAGGAACATTGAGATTGATCCCATTGTTCGTCGCTACCAGCACGATATTGCACGTAGTGTGCTTTCAGAGTTCCTTATGCTTGGATCTCAGGGTGGATCGTATGCCCTGTCCAAGTCAAAAACAGATCTGTTCCTTCGGGCATTGGAATCATACATTCAATCTATTGTTGACGTACTCAATAAGCAACTAATAGAAAGCCTCTGGGAAATTAACGGTCTGAACTATGACCTCATGCCAGTAATTAAAGCTGGTGATGTTGCTCCACATGATCTTCGTGAGATTGCTGGATTCCTGCGTAACCTCAACGGCGCAGACATTAACGTTGCAGATCATCCAGAAGTTATACAAAACCTGATGGATATTGCTGAATTGGATTATGACCCTGACGTTGGGGTTGAAAACGAAACAACAGAACAGGAAACAGAATAATGGCATTTCTTAATGACCGTGTTTTTGACAATGGACTTAGCGTCCTAGACACAGAAGCAAATAAAATACTAGTGACATCTCAAGAGGCGGGAACCTATGCGGAAGCAAATGCAACTTATGCTTTAGGAAACTCTACGTCACTATCTATCGCAGCCCCAACGGATCGTTCTGGTGGTGGTCGTAAAGTTGTAGTATCCGCTATTTCTGACGGATCTATTACAGCTACAGGAACAGCTACACACTACGCTATCGTAGACACTGGAAACAGTCGTTTGTTAGCAACTGCTGCACTTACAGCATCACAGTCAGTAACTAATGGTAACACATTTACCTTGGCTACATTTGATATTGGTATCCCAGACCCATCATAAGGTTTAGATTATGGCACTTGTTCTTAAAGATCGTGTAAAAGAAACCACCACAACTACTGGTACAGGAACTTACACACTGGCAGGTGCCGAAGCTGGGTTCCAAGCATTTTCTGCTGTAGGGGATGGTAATACAACGTACTATGCCTGTACTGACAATACTGAATGGGAAGTTGGTATTGGCACGTACACAGCCTCTGGAACTACTTTGGCACGTACTACCATCCTTGCATCCTCTAATAGCAATAATGCAGTTAGCTGGTCAGCAGGGGAAAAGTTTATATTTGTCACGCAGCCCTCTTCTAAGGCTGTATATACGGATGCTAATGGGCAACTAGTAGCTACTGAGATTGATGAATACTTAGACTTTAATACTGCATCAAGTAACCCTTCTCATTCTGAGGGGCGATTGTTCTATGACCAAACTAGAGACAGTATAGCTTACTACAACAGTAACAGTGATCTAACCATACATACTGGTCAAGACACAGTACTTAGGGTTTATAACAACACTGGATCAACTATTACTGCTGGTTCTCCTGTTTACCTAACAGGTGAAACTGGTGCAGTACCTACCATTGCTAAAGCCTCTGCTACATCAGAAGCTGCATCAATGGCTGTAGGTATTCTACCATCTGATATAGCTAATAGTGGTTACGGTTTTGTTGTAACTCATGGTATTGTGTTCTTTGATACATCTAGCCTTACAGTAGGTGAACGTGTACACGTAGGAGTTACAGCAGGGTCTACAGTTACAGACCCCCCATCTTACCCTTACTACACTACAGATTTAGGTCTTGTGTTGCTGTCTAGTGCAAGTAATGGATGTGTTTACATAGAGTTGCAACCTCATACGTTTGAAGTAATGAGAGTTACAGGTAATGCTCACTTTGACCAAGATTTAACTGTTGACGGTGATCTGGTTGTCAACGGTACACAAACCATCACCAACAGTAATAATATTTCTTTGTCTGGTGCATTCCAATACCTTAACGCTGGTGATACTATTACTAGTCCCACGTTTACAGGTACGGGACTAAATGACGCAGAGTTTACTGGTCACTATACTGGTACGTCATCTAATAAAACCTTTAAGGTTAAGATTACTACACTGCATACAGGTGGTACTGAGGACCTATTTCGCTGGTCTACTGATAACTTTGTAACACAATCGGCTGAGATTGAGATTACTGGTGATGACCAAGCACTAGAAGATGGAATCAGTGTTAAGTTTAACGCTACTAGGGGTCACACAATAGGTGACATTTGGGCTGGTACAGCCTCTCCTGTAAATGTAGATACAGGTATTGGTTCTAACCGTAACACAGGTACTTCTGGTGTAGGTTATACGCACGTAGGTATGTTCTACGATATATCTACAAACTACTGGACGTTCTTTGATGAATACAGTCCAGAGCCTACAGGAACTATTGATACATCTGATTCATCATTTTCCTACGGCACTATTAAGGCTGATTTAGTAGGTGGTGTTACTGGTGCAGTTACAGGCAACGCAAGTACTGCCTCTACCCTACTTACTGCTAGGAGTATTTCTCTTGGTGGTGACGTAACTGGGAGTGTTAATTTTAACGGGGGTTCTGACGTTACCCTTACGGCTACAGTAGTAAACGACAGTCATACACATGACACTCGATATGTAAAACTAGCTGGTAGTAATATGACTGGTACACTAGGTGCAACTACAGTAGATTTTGGTGATTGGACTATTACTGAATCTGGTGGAGAACTTATATTTCAATATCAAGGTGTAACTAAATTTGGCATGGATTCTAGTGGCACAATGTCTGTCGCTAATGATGTAGAGACTGACGCAACCTTCTAAATAATAACAATAAGCTAATAGTGGGAACACGAAGATGGCAGTTAAGATAAGCGGCACCACAGTTATAGATGACAGTAGAAATATTACTACTGACGTAGGTACTGTAGACGGACGTAATGTAGCTAGTGATGGCACTAAATTAGATGGTATTGCTACTGGCGCAGATGTTACAGCAGATAACATAGGTGGTGCGCTTACTGGATTAGGTACTATAACCTCTGTAGCATCTGATGATGTTGTTGCGGTATATGATACCTCTGCAACCTCTTGGAAAAAAGCTACTGTTGCTAACTCAGCTTTAGTCGGACCAACAGGACCTACTGGACCCACAGGACCTACTGGTTCTACAGGTTCTACTGGTCCTCAAGGAACAAAAGGACAAAAGGGTGAGGTTGGCTCAACTGGCTCGACTGGACCCACAGGACCTACAGGAGCTACTGGTGCTAAAGGTCAAAAGGGCGAAGTTGGTGTTACGGGGAATACAGGGGCTGCTGGTGCTAAAGGTCAAAAGGGTGAAGTGGGTGCTACTGGCCCTACTGGTGCTACTGGCCCTACAGGAGCCACAGGACCCACTGGCCCGACAGGCCCCCAAGGTTCAAAAGGCCAAAAAGGGGAAGTGGGAGCTACGGGATCGACTGGTTCTACTGGATCAACAGGCCCTCAAGGTCAAAAGGGACAAAAGGGAGAAGTGGGTGCTACTGGATCTACAGGACCCACAGGACCTACAGGTAATACTGGATCGACTGGACAAAAGGGACAGAAGGGTGAAGTAGGTGCCACTGGATCTCAAGGACAAAAAGGCCAAAAGGGTCAAACAGGATCGACTGGATCTACAGGACCTACAGGATCTACTGGACCAACAGGCCCTCAAGGTCAAAAGGGCCAAAAGGGTGAAGTAGGTGCTACAGG